GGCAAGCTCATGACCGATAATCTGTCCGACATCGCCCGTCAAATTCTGAGGGCTGGACTGCTTTGCCAGATCAGTAATGTCAGAACGGACGATATATTCCGCAATCGTCGCCTGTGCTTTTGATACTGTTCTGGTTGTGGTTGTTGAGTAATCCGTTCCATCCGTACCGCTGCCTACATTGGAAGACGCAGGCGCGCCGTAATATGGAAATGATACTGTTCCTGATCCCTTCGGTGCAGATGCACTCGTTACCAGAGGAATCATTACACCGGATTCCTGAAACGCTATAATAGCGTCAGCAAGAATTTGTTCACCGGCCTGAATATCAGATTTTTTTGTTGCTGCCATGTTAATCCTTTATGATTTTTCCATGTTCATCAAAATTGACACCCGAGAAGTATCTTTTAGCCGGCGGTTTCAAGCCACGCGTGCGGCGGTCGTAACGCTCTTCCATCAGATCGACCATATCCATCCGGTCCGCTTTCGATCCGTAAATCTCAACGTCCGGCTGGCCTTCAGAATCGGTCTTAACAACAATATCGTTGTTTGGATCAACGTCCACGCCTGCAATCGTGTCTTTTTTCCCGTCAACTATCAAATATATTTCCCCAAATAGATGTCTTCTGCTGCTCGTCGCGCATCTTCTTGTATCCTTTGGGATCCTTCAGCGCGAATTCCTTTAAGGATTCGTATCCGCCGAAGTCGCCGCTTCCGGGCGTTCCTGTCTGGATTTTCAATGTGCGAGTCGCAACCTTATCTACATGCGCCTCTAATTTTTCGAGAGGCATGTCTTCATAGATTGCACGGTCATCTTCCGGCAGTTTCGCAAGAAGCGTATCCCTGCGTGCCGCCTGGTAAGAATCAAACGCATCCGCCTTTTTCTGTGCTGATTCAAGTTTGGAATTCAGATCGCTTACAACCGTGTCGTATTCGCCCTTTGCTTCCAGATCCTTCAGCTTGCCGGCTTCCTTTTCGTCCGTGATGGACTTCCGGATGTCCGAGAGTTCAGACTTCAGCGTATTCTTTTCATCGACCAGTTCCTTGAACCGTGCGTAAGGTACTGTGTCAACGGACTGCTTTTCATCGGCAGCAGTATTGCCGGTGTCCTGTTTTTCGTCCTGGACTTTGACTTCTGTTTCGCTCATGTTTACCTCTTGTTTGAGTTCATTTCCCTATATTGATTTCAATGGAATCACGCTCATATTCTTTCACGTTTGAATCCACCCTTTTATCAATTCTGTGTACAATATCGGCTTCAATCCGATTCAAAACTTTCTTGTCGAACAAATCGTATCCTCGCCTTGCGTTTGATTCCGCTTTTGCCGCATTCACGCCAGAGAGTCCGATCTGTACAAAATCTTTTCCCACCTTCGTCCGCTTCAGTTCGCCTAACATCTTGCCGGTCAGCGTTAAATCCACGAATGATGTTTGCGTGGATGAAATAGATGCACCCTTCGGCCCTGCTTTTCTGCTTGCTTTTGCTTCGGCGTAATCTTTTGAATACTTGCCCTTCAGGATTCCGCCACGCACATATTCACGCACCTTGTTTGCAGCATGATCGCCGATGTCCTTCCAGCTTTTTAACGGAACGGTCGGTAAATCTCTTGCTCGTAAAACTTTAGGCACGTGCAGCCACCTGATTTCTTAAATCTTTTTCCGGATACTGAGCCTCATCCGTATAAGGCACGAATTCATGCCGGCAGTTAAAATGTCCGCCGGATGTGGAAGCGTCGCCGAATTGCGAATCAATATCCGCCATTGTCATCGGCCCGGCTGCCGAAATCTCTAAACAAATATCACTTGTCCTGTCATCCACCGGTCCGTCGTAAATGTAAAGTTTGTCCTTCGGTGCATTGTTCGCCATGTCGCGCGTTACGGTGCGTGAGAATCTTCTGATGGAATCATTCACGATCTGATTCGCTGTTGTTTCACTCATTCCCAAGTTCAGCAATGATTCGGCGAATACAGTTTCACTTTGCCTTCCGATAATGGATTCGATCATGAGCCGCTTCATGATTTCCGCCTGTTCGCCGATCTTGGATGAAAAGAAATCCGCATCCATCTTAATCAATGAATTGAGTGTGCTTTCCGGAACGGTGGCAAATGCTTCCATGCCTTTGAGCGTATTGATATAGTTCTTCGTAATTGCACCGAGTTCGCCGTTCAGCTTGAAATCATCCAGCAGCAATGTTTTCATATCCAAGTCTATAAGTTCTTTTACAATCTGTTCGGGCGGCAGTTTGCTCGCCTCAAATCGTCCGTACATAGACGAGACAAGTTCCAGGACTTTTGTCCATGCCTTGCCAAACTTTTCTTCGTTGAATGCCGCTGCCATTATGCTTGCAGAATATCCACTAAGGACGGTGCTTCAGGCTGTACTTCCGCCTCTGTTAAAATTTCGTCTATTTCTTCATCGGTAAGTTTGTCCTGGTTCATCGACTTCATCACTTGCTTCTTGGTCATGAATCCGTTTGCCAGCATCCAATCGTAATGCGCGCGTTCTTCCGCTTTGTCCATCACTTGTTCCGGCTCTGCGAAATCAACAGCATAGTCATCGTCAATGTTTACGCCGTGAAATGATGCTATTTCCCTGTCAAGCTGAAAGCGTGCGTGTTCAAACGGCCGCCAGATGTCATTAACCGATGCTTTGCGTGCATCCCAGTTTTCAATGTTTTCAATTTTTAATGCTATCCCGGATGACGCTTCTGAATCCACAAATCTTGCAACAAGGTGATTGTTCAGTGCCGTTGATTGAATGATGGACTTCGCCACGTTCAGAAGTTTCTGCGGATCGCCGCCTTCCAATCTGTTGAGTGAAGATCCGTCCGGAAGCATGATAACTTCATCAATGCTTGCGCGTATCGGCGTATCGTCATGAACGCCCGTTGCGTATTTAATTCCAAGCGAATCAATCCGTGCAGCTATCATGATCTGCTGCATCAATATATCAAGATGCTCGTTTGCTGAAACAATATCACTTGCACCGCATTGGAAAAATTCATCCACAAGTTCGGGATCGCGGTGTGCGAATGTTACCGGAATGCGTCCGTACACATTGACACCTTCATCATCCAAGTTCCAGACCTTGCCCTTCTGATCGAAACGGAAATGCTCTTCGTCTGACCAATACTCATACACCCTGTTCGTCCTGTCGTTCAAATTGGCAAGCGGATAATAGACTGCCTTCACTTCCGTTGATCCGGAAACGAATATCGGCCAGAAGTATGGCAGGATGTCGTATTCAAGGTGATCCTCTTCCCATCGTGATATAAGCCCCATGCTTCCCAAAAGGAAGGTCATCTTTTCCATCTGCCGCATCTTGGAATCAATGTCCCTCGGCAGAATGTCGTTGTATCGTTCGTTCGATCTCAACGGACTTTCCTTGTAAGCCAGCGATCTGGCGTTTACCATGCGCTTGGTGATGTTTGATGTGTATAATGGAAGCTGAATGCCTTTTTGAAAATAATCTTTAATGTGCGGCTCATGTTCGCCCTCATAGAAGTCCACAAACTTCATCCGGCGTTTTAAGTTCTTGTCATCAGCACGGGCGATTTCCTGCTTGATGGATTTGAGGACAATGTCTCTGGATAGGTCAGGAATAATCATGCCTGCCCCTGATGTAAATTTTTATAGAATGTCATAAGTGATTTCCTTACAAGTTTTGTCTGCGCCTTCGCCATTTTCTTCTGGAATTTCCACGCGGCAATCAGGCCGATAATAAAAAGCACGTTTAATGTGATGGATATGCCGAGGATGAATTCTACCATGTCTGATATGTGATCTTTCTTTCGCGGATCGGAAACAGCCAGGACACCGCGTAACCTATTGCGTCCGAGGCGTGCGTCTGTTCGAGGTCGCGCTTGTCGATGTCGTTGTTCCGCCATACGTTCTGTTCAAAGTCCATCAATAGATTCGGCGCGTTTTCAATCGTTAAGCGGCGGTCTTTTAGAAGTTTATTCACCGCATTCACCCTGTCCCTCACGTGCGGATTGGACTTCGGTGATAACACCTTGAAGCCGTGCTGCCGTAAAATGTCGTGATCGCTCAATGATGCAGATGTTTTCCGTGCAGATCCCGTTGCGTCGGGATATATGTTTATGCCCGGGTATTTCTTTTGGACCGCTTCTGCCATGTCATACGTCCCGGAATTCTTTAGCCGGAATTCATCGAATACGTGCATTTCATTTTTGTTATGCGCAAAGATCAGAGCCGTCATTGCATCCACGTTGAAGTCCATTGCGCCGGATATGGTCCAGCCTTCCAGTTCCCTGTGTAAAACGTGAATATCTCTGTCGAATTCTTTATACACCCTGCCTTGTGTTAGATTGACAAATTTTCCGTGTAAGTAAGCGTCGATCTGTTCCGGCGTGTATGCGCTTGTCAAATTTTCTTTATATTCGTCTGGTAAGTGCGGATTGTCCAATGTGGAAGCTCTAATCACGCCAATATCTATCTTGTTTGACTGTGATAGTTTATATCCCCATCCAAGAGATTCCGGCGTTCCTGTTAAGAATATCTCACGCTGTTCTGCGTCCGGATGCCTGACACGAGCCAGCATTTGATCGAATACATCCCGCTTCTGAATGAACGGCTCGTCTATGCCCGACCATGCAAGGTTCGGACCTCTTAATGAGTCCGGCTTGTCCCCGGATCCGATCCATATCCGTCCGTTCCAATTTGAAATGATGAATTCGCCCTTCAGTTGGTTGTAGGTATAATTCATGCCGGCTTTATCCATGATCTCTTTCAGCGTGATAATGATCGTCTTCTGACCCAAGTTGTGCGAAGGTGAAACGTACATTCCGGGCTGCGGTGCGTTTAGGTAAGACAGATACAGGCTTCTCAGCGCACCGATGTACGTCTTGCCCGATCCGTAGCCGCCCACCATCAGCTTGACGAAGTTCGGAAGATCCCACCACCGCCTCTGATGCGGAAGCATGTTTTCTTTTAGAATTTTGAATTTCACTCAACGATGACTTCATCCTTGATAATCTTTTGTTCAACGAATTCCTTCGGCTTGCCTTCAATTCGTGAGAAATACATTTCGGCTGCCTTCAAACTTCCGTTCTCTGCCATGCGTAAAACTTTATCCAGGATAGCTTCGTGCCGCGATCTGCCTGTTGTATTCTTGGCGTTGGCCAGTTCCCTGAATAGATCGGCAAGCGAGCCGTGCTGTCCATTTGGATTGCCCGATTGTCCCGGCTTGAATTGAGTTGCAGGATTACCGGACTGCCCTTTTGCGAATTGTCCATTAGGCTTCCTGTTCGCCACCTGCTTACTCATGGCGTTCCAGCGTTATTTTCAGAGGTTCATCCACGAGTTCTAAAAGGTCTTTCACCTTGTGAGAATCGATCTCGTACACATCGAATTCGAGCCGCCATGTGTGCGTCGTTTTCAAATTCTTTATGCCGACGAGTTCAACAGCCAGGTCATTTCGGGCCGTGTCGGCCATAGTCTGTGTCATGGAATCCTTTTCCGTTCAGGATGAAGTTGGAAGATGTGATGATGCGTTCTGTTTTAAGTGAATTGCAGTTCGGACATTGTTCGCTATGCGTGTCCTTCATGGCGCGGATCGTTTCAAAAATCCACGCGCAGCGTTTGCACTTGTAGTCGTATCGTATCATCTAAGGCCTTAGAGGTACGCCGGCCGTTCCTTTTATCGCCTAAGTTAGTTGCCTGTTATGCAGGCGGTGCGAGTGAGGAAGCCGGAAGCCTCTTCACCCTATTGTGGTGAATTAAACGGTCTGGAAGTGCTTACAGGCCCGGTGGAAGGCTTGTGATGCGGCTTGAGGTGATATACCTTTTAAGTCGGCTATCCCGGTAAAAGAAAAGCCCTGTATAGTGTGCATATACACGATGTCTCTCTGTAATTCAGATAGTTCGGGCCACGAAGACTCGGTGGCTTTTGCGAAATTCAGTTCATCAGAATCGTATTGGTCCCGGTGATATAAATATTCTACGGCCAACTTAAAAACGTTTAATCTTTTGATCGCTTTTCCAGCAAGTTCTGCCGCTTCTTCGTTGTAGCCCTGTTCAGTCATTTGAATAATTTCGTATAGACTTCAGTACAAAATGCGCTCAATACCACCAACCCGAGGGCGAATAAGGCCAAGCCCACACCCAGGACGAGGATAGACCCGGCTATTTTGACGATTGCATCAATCATTTTATTTTTCCTTTTTAATCGGTTTCAGCTGAACGTCTGGCATCTTTTCGTTCC